AGTATAGAGACATATATTGATCGCGTTCCCATTGGTGAACTTGTGTTCTAAATATATCCTCTGAATTCATCAAGTTTTAAATTGCGCTAAAAACGTTGATTTATCAAGGATTTGTAAAAGTGATGTTTCATAGTGATTCGTCACTTTTTTTAATTTTGTGGGTGAATTGTGGGTGAATTGTGGGTGGGTTTGTGGGTGGGTTTGTGGGTGGGTTTGTGGGTAAGAATGATACGTCTAAATTACGACTCATAAACATTTATAATTTTATGCATAGCAATTCATTTACAGTATATCTTTTCTTTTACTAATTCTCTATACGTATACGAATTTTTTTGCTTCAAGCTAGATTACATGCACTCATTATAATTACATATATTAAATCAAAGATGAAACAAATGCTGTATATAAAGATAAACAAATAACCTCTTTATATAAAATAAAGAGGTTATTATTATACTTCACTATCATTTATACATAAATCAATAGGTAGTCCAATACGCCCAAAAGTTCTAGCATATGCTTGAGCCAAATGCTCTCGGTATGGTGGCAACAAACTCAACCTACTTGTTTTTTCCATTTCACTCATCATTTGTTTTAAGGTTTTTATAGGTACAATATATGCTTGCTTTAACTGTACTATCTTATACTCCATATTCAATTCGGGATTTTTTTCATTAACATTATGATTTAGAACGTGTAGATCTAAGTAATGTCCAGATTTAAGGCTTTGAATAATACTTTGCTTTCTCTTCTTTTGTTTTCCTGTCAATTTTGTATAATCAAACCCTTCTCTAGCCTCAGACCCTTCTTCATAGTCATTTAACATAAGCTGTTGAATTATATGACTCATAGACATGAGGGGACATACTGTTACATAATCTATTTTTTGATTCGCCAAATCACAAGCCTGAGTCATTATTATCACATCTTGCTTAGGTGCCCTAACTTGAACAAAAGGGGGGGCATCTGTCGATTCAAAAAAAGGAATTCTACATCCCATAAGTATATCCCCTTGTGCGATATCTGTATCTTGAGACACAACATTATACCATTCAAAACTCACTTGCTTTATTCCCCCCACTATAAATCATATTTATCTGTATACATTGTTTTAATAGAACTTTCCTTGACTATTGTTGGATTTGAAAAATCATAGCTCGGAACAAAGTCATCGCTAAAATCTATTGCAACATCAATAATTGCATCCTCTTTTGGTATCGCGAATATATTTGATTCAATAAACATGTCTAGTTCCGAGAATTTAACGTCTGTTTTTTTCTTCATTATACTCGACGCCTCCTCATTACTTCCCAACGAAACATATCTATTTGCATTACTATTTATCTCACTCGCCTTATTATATTCTTTCCCTGCCAATTGTATTACAGGTACTTGTTGAATATCAGGAGATATCATAACAAAACTAGAGGCAGCAGCCAATACCATAGAAAACACACCAGTTTTAAATTTACTATTAGATATATGCAATTGTTGAGATTGTATATCAAAAGAAGGTTCTATAAATCCTTTTTGGAAAGATACTTGTCTTTCATCAAAACGATATGTCGCTAATCCCTCCATACTCTCTACCTCCTTACCTGTACAACCTGAATAGGGAACTCTCCTAATAACTCATCATTCATAAAAATCTGGGTCTTATATAGCCCCTCGCACTCCAAAATAACGTTTCGAAAATCCATATTAGCTATAAGTCCTCTAGCTTCATGTGGCATTTCTTCCCAATTTAAGTCTGGAGTTTTACCAATCATTAAATTCTCAGCATCAATTTTCGGATTATCATTCGGATCTAGAAACCTAATAGATAATTTATTATCTTGTTTGTTATTAATCCCTAACAATCCAAAAGTGATAGCAAATGAATAAGTTGTTGGTACAAATGGTACAGTAAAAACATGCAGAGGACCAGAAATGACCGTTTTTTGGATTTGAGGATTCATTTCGGCTTGCTCACAGTACATAAAAGTAGAAACCTTAGGCATTATAAACACCTCCCATTAAACATATATATTATTTCGACATCAACAAACCAAAAACCTTTTATTTATATAAGTTTCCAGAAGAGTATAACATATATACAAACCTTAGAAAAGTTTACTTTTTATTTATGTACCCTTTCCTTTCACTTCAAAATATAATCTAGAATACAAACGATTTCGAACCATTTCTTTAATTGGTACTAAATGTCCCTAACTTCACCGACTCATTTAAATTCTACATTCAACATTCTAAAATCCCCAATTCCTCTGATATATTCACAATTTCACCCCTTATGAAGCAAGGGTATTTTTTACTTACTACATGTAAAATGAGTATTTCAATATCCAAATTTGATATTTAGATGAAATTTACAAAATGTCGATTAGAACTACTATCAGCATTAATTGAAGAAAAAGCAAAGGAAACTTATGCTTTGGGCAATACATCAGAAGGTATCGTATTAAATAATAGATTCTTCAAATCTTTCCCTGAAGGGCTAGGAGATGTAGATAACTTGAAAACTTTAGATAAAAAATTACAAGAAGCACTTAAATTAAATTAACAAAAAACCGACTATAATACTAGCCGGTTTTTTTCTTCATCTGTTCTTTCCTATTTAAGATATCCGCTTTAAAAAATAATCGATCTCGAACCATCTCTTTAATTGGAACTAATGTCCCTGACTTCACCAATTTATTTAAATTCTGCCTCGAGCATTCCAAAATCTTCAATGCCTCTGAAGTATTCACAATTTCATCATTCACGAATTTTATTAGCTCTTCCTTAGTTTCAAAGTTATACATTTTTCTTCTCCTTTATATACAAAATAACCATGTTGATTACCATTAGGATTATCGCTAGTATTGTACCAACGATACAGATATAACCCCAAGTGTTTAAATTATCATAATCAAGAATTGATACAATAAACACTAAAACAATGACTACAGGTAGATTCGTCCAGATAAATTTTTTCATAATAATATGGAATGTGATATAATCTTAAATGCAGGAGAGGTTTCCCTCCCCTGTGTGCTTATTCTGAGTCGTTTCCTTGGTCGGGGCGACTCTTTTGTTTTTCCTCTTTCACCTTGTAGTATGTATCTACGATGTTTTTAACACCTGCGGTTACTTGAGAGAAAACCGTTGCTGTTGTAGCTATAGCACCTAAGATTATTATCCAATCCACTTTGTTCACCTCCTGTTCTTTATACTCTTATTATACACCTTAAGTTGACTTGAGTCAACTATATTTAAGAATATTTTTCCTTAAAATCTAATTTTATCCTATGAAATCAATGTATATCTGTTATACTTAATATCGCAATATATTTTAGGAGGAACTAATTTGAAAAAGTATCTATTATTACTTGTCTCTGTATTTTTCTCCCTAGCACTTGTGGCTTGTGGCTCAGAAGAAAAAACAGAAGAAAAGAGTGCACCTACTGCCTCAAACCAAAAAGGTATTAAAGAAAGCAATTCGAAAACTAACGAAAAAACAGTACTAACTAAAGTTGGAGAAAAGCAAAAATACAATGCTCAAGGCGGAGTTATTGAGCTAATGAAAATTAAAGAAATTAATCAAACTATTGATGTAGCTCCAATTAAAATGACTGTTCAAAACATCAAGCTATTTCAACTATCTGACCTTCCAGAACAAATGTTAACTGAGGCTAAAGAAGTCTATCAAACAACACCCACTAACGATGGAAAACTAAATTATATTCAAGTTATTTACACAGTGGAAAATACCTCAGATGAAAATATTAACTTCCTTAATTTTGATAAGGTAGTACTAAATAATGGTGAACAGTTAGAAGCAAATCGCAATTTCATTACAGAAAAAAACACTTCCTTTGAATACTTTGGAAAAGTTAAACAAGAACGTGTCCTAGGATTGTTCTTTAATGGAGATCCAAAAGATATTACTAATGTCAAATTCATTACAAGTTCAACATACCAACAAAAGTCGTATGATACGATTACTGATGGTCAACAAGTTCAATTTGATTTATAAAATAGCAAAGCCCTCTCATTCGAGAAGGGCTTTTTTATTTTATGTTACCTCTACATATGTTGAACTAGCTGTAATATAGAAGATACTACTTTTTGAGTTTTTCACTTTATATTGCGGTGAACCATTCACTAATACTTTATCAATAATTGACTTATGAAATTTATGTGGAGGGAAAACATACATTCGAACTGAATATTGATAAATAATACCAACATCTCAAATGTTTGATATAATGATTTTATTATTACTTATCGGGGGGTTATGTCATGAGTTATGATACTGTCGCATCCTTACAACGCATGCAACAATTGCAACAATCTGAAGCCGCTGCTGGGGATAGATTAATTTTAAAAAGAGCTGATTCAAAAGCAGAACTTATAATAACTGTTTCTGCAATAGTATTAATTCCTTTCACATTAGGAATATCCCTTGTATTATTCGCAATTTGGTTCTTAATAAAAGAACTTACAGCTAAAACGTATTTAGTAAAAAATGTAGCTACTGGTGAGAAGTTTAGAGTTGACCGGAATGACTTTAAACAATATAAAAAGGACTTTAAAGCCAAAGAAAAAGAAGTAAAGAAAATCTCAGACTTATAAGGTATGAGAATAAGGGGGCGTTAATCTTATGAAAGTTATTCGTTCAATCTTTAACGCATTTCGTTTATTGAGTAAAATCATAAACCCTATATTAAAAGCATTATCTAAAAGTAAATTCTAGCTACATAACAACAAAAAAGCCGACTCATAAAAGAGTTGGCTTTCAAATTATTCATATGGTCGATATTTTTCTCTTAATTGCCCTAATTCTTCAGCCAGTTTTTCTACATCTTCACGAAAGTACAACGAAACCCTATCAACTACTTTAATAGGAACAATTCGCCCTTGTTTTACAAGTACATGTAATCTTTGGGTTGTGACACCTAATAAATTTACGGTTTCATTTGCTGTTAAAACTACTTGGTTAACTAACTTTTCTATTTCTTCACGACTTATTTTATAGTCCATACTCATTTTTCGTCCCTACCTTTTTTCCATAAAGAAATTAAATTAATAACAAGCGCTATAGCTAAAATTATTGTAGAAGCAATTCCTAGGTAGTCACTTACTTCAGGATTCTTATAGTTTGTTACTGTAACCACTAATATTAAAAATAATACTAATACCAAAGTGTTTCGATCTAACTTCATTTTTACATGGATTGGATTTTGTGTAATTTTGTAATTATGTTATAATATTTTTAAGGTTGGGGGAATTTCTTCCCCCGTTGTGTTATTTGCGTCTAGTCTTGCGGGCTAGGCGTTTTTCTATTTCTTCTTCCTTTTTCTTCTCCTTTCTATCTTTCATATCGTTTAGGTTTTTCTTTGCTGTTATGATTCCTACACCCATGCCTACTATGTAAGCTAGATTTTTAAGAACCTTTTCTGTTAAGTCCCAATCCATGTTTCTCACCTCCCTTACATATATAATTATACCATACCTATTTATTTGAATCAACAGATAATAGTTAAATAATTGCTATAAAATAAAAAAAGCCGTCATTATGACGGCTCTTAATTTAATCTTCAAACTTCACATATTCACCTGAAACCCATTGGTCTCCACCCACATTATACCAACCATCTCTATATCCCCACGACTGATACTGTTCTCCTTGGTACACATTTTTTACAATGTCATAATTAGTTCCTGGACCTTTACGAACACGCAATACATCTGCTGTAATAGTAACTATTCCTACACCATTATTGACTGATTGCGAACTTGTCGGTGTGCTTTCTCCAGTATAACGAATGTATGATGAATCATTATAAATCCACTGATTGCCACCAAGGTTTAACCATCCATTTGATTGTCCCCATACTTCGTAGGACTCACCTTTACCTAATTGACGAATAACCCCGTATCCAGTACCTGGACCTTTACGAAGGTTGATGCCATTCCCCTCAATATACGCAATACCTGTCCCGTTAGTTGACGGTGGAATAAGTGTAGGAGTTACTTTACCATCTCCATTGTATGCATTTTGAACTCTTTCAATAAAATTATTCCAACGTCCTTCTGCCAACATACGATGAGGACAGTACTTCCCACTCCATGATTGATGTGTACGGACTTTATTAATTGGAATATTGTACTGTTTCATTAGTTGAGCTACAACGATAGCTGCATTGTCTTCCGCTTTATAGTATCTATCTCCACCGCTTAAAGAGTAGCAAATTTCAACTCCGATAGATTTACGATTACCGTTCCCGTTTCCGTCGCCAGTATGCCAGGCGTTACGCTCTAAAGGGATTCCTTGTACTGCTTCTTTATCATCTACTGCAATATGAAATGAAACCTGATTATCATTACGAATCATATAAGCTACTTCGTTTTCTGCTGTAGCATCGTTGTAAGTATTGTGGACTGTAATGAATTCCGGATTCATTGTATAAGGACACTTTATACAATATTTACTTGGGTCAACTAATTTTTTTCTAATTTCCATTATAGAACATCTCCCTTTTTCTCTGCTTGTTTTTGCTTACCACCCAAAATCTCAACTGCATTTGTTAAAGCTTGTGGAAGTGGAATGCCCATTCGTCCAGCATTTTCTAAAAGCGAAAGCAGCTCATTTCCAATAAAGAAAAAGATTGTTGCTTCACGAAGAGCACTATTTGAACCTACAATTGCATCAGCTTGAGTAGCTGCTGCAACTAAAAGAAAAAGCACCACCTTTTTGGCGATGCCTTTGAAACCAACTTTACTTTTCAATTTCCCATTAAATCCTGCTGCAATTACTCCCGTTATATAGTCGATTGCTGCCATGATTACTAGAACTTTCAATGTTGTATCCCACCCTCCTAAAAAGTAACCACAGAAGCCACCGAAAGTGGCAATAAAAACTTTTAACAATACATCAATACGATCCATCTTTTCATCTCCTTTTTTAGCAATAAAAAAAGACCAGCTATTGCTGCTCCTGCTTTGTTTGTGTGTTATTTTCATTAGTTGGTGTTGGCGGTTCTTGAGATGGATAATTCCCTGTAAGTGATGTATAACACTCTAAACAAATATTCTTTTTCGCAAACCCCATATCCAGTGTGTACAGACGTGCTCCACGTTTACAGATTTCGCATCTGGTTGCAATACGGAAATATATCGTTCCATCCGTTTCCCCCCACACCTCTACTTTATTAGTACCATATAAACCAGCATTGTTTAGCATATCAAAAGGAATTCGCACAAATACTCCGTTTTCGTCTCTTTCTGAATCTACTAACCTACCAGCAAACGGAGCACCTTGCCCTGCTTGTAAGGGATAACCTTGTAAATCTTTGTAATCATCCATATATTTTCCTCCTAAACGTTAGGTAGCTTGTACCATTGTCCTCCCATTCCCATAAAATAAAACCCATAGCCTTGACCGCCATCAAAGAAACGAATGGACCCAGCTTGGCCCATTCTATTACGCCCTAAATTTATTCCCTGCGTTAGAATAGGTTGATTTATGAATACATCCTTTTCTGTACTTATATCAAAGGTCTGCCCATGAGCAGCTGGACCTATGTTGTTATTTACGCCTCCTATAGCAATTCTATTAAACGGTTGAAGACCATCAGCTCTTTCTGCTGCTGCTCGATCCCAGTTATACATGCAAGCATAGTTACCACTAACCAATGTTATCCCTGAAACACAAACAGCTTTACCCGCAGAAATTTGCGCATTTGCAGCTGTAATTTTAACTACAATCATATGTTCTTGTGGATTGTAATTGTTAGGAATGGTAAATGTGAAATTATACCTTCTAATTTCACCATAAAATGTAGATGGCTCTGGAAAATCTTTATATATTTCGTGCCAAATTTTATAACTCACTTCATCCAACGGCGTAACAAAGCATACCTGCAATCGTGGTTTTGCCGTTACACGTACACCATTAATCTGCGCGGTTCTATAATGTGCTGACAATGTATAAGAGTTTCCTGGATGAATCCCGTTTTGAACTTTTGTTTCTGGGTAATTATAAGTGTCAACACGTACTGCATTTACCATTTGTTCATAGTTAAATATAAAAGTGTTATTTTCTATGACTACACCGTTTCCTTGTACTTTCCAAGGTAGACCATATCCAGCACCAAACCCCTGATAATTGGAGTTACCTATGTTCAATTTTGGAACACTAGAAAAATCGTGATCGGCTATTAAATTTCGTTTTGGCATAACGGTTGTTTTCGTTCCCCATTCATCTTCAAAAAGGAAGTCTAACATTTTAATAGTAACGCCGTTTTTATCGATGGTAATTTTATCGCCATTAATTTTGATAATATTCGTATCAATACCCTTTGCAGTTAACCACTGCACCATTGTATCAGCATTAATAGCAAGCTTTGAAACATCAATTGTTATTTTCTCTGCTGTTTGATTGATAGATGAAATAATATCGCCTTTTCTGACTGTAGAATTAATTTGATTAGACATTAATGTAATAGAGCTTTCGTGCTTTTCCACCATTGCCTTACTTCCAAATTGACCATTTGCTTCTGTTTTGGTGTATACATCCGTTTTCTCTGCTTTTAGGTCAATACGATTAGATTGCTGATTGATTGTAGTTTCCATTTTAGAAACTTTACTATCAAAATCAGCAGTCGCTACTTTCTTGGCGATCTCACCAACTAGAGCATCATAGTTTCCTATATCTTTAGGGTTTTCCATGAATGTAGAAGGAGTTGATCCTTGTTGTAGCATTGGTTGAGAAACCCACATTCGACCGTTTTTACGTACCCATATCTCTGCTCTAATATGAGTTACGCCTTTGTTTGGCATTCCTAAATTAACGCTTGCAAATACCCAAGAGCCATTGACTAATAGCGGCTCAAGCTCTGTTTGTACGAAGTCTAGGGCTGTGTTACCATTCCACAGTTGCATTTTAATGACTCCGCCTTGTCCTTCAAACAATGATTTATTGTCTGTATAAAACCACGCTGAGTAAACATACACACCACTCCTGCTCGTCACAGGTATTATTTGATTAATTCCCGCGTATACAGGATTGGTTTGTCCTGTCTTCTCAATCTTTGCAGAGTTGTAGCCGTCATGATGTCTCGCAACGTCTACAGTTACTCCAGCGGGAACTATCCATTTATCGAAGCTAGGAGTACGACTGGTAATTGCACCAGAGTTCTTGTCTATGTCCCTCTTTTCAAATGCAGTATTAAGTAGCATATTAGTAGAACCTAATCCACCTACATAATTTTGCATTTGAGTCTCAGAAACTTTAGATTTAATTTGATTATTCAACTGCGTGATATCACTCGTGTTTTGTTGAATAATTTCTCCTTGTTTGCCTTGCGTTTGGCTTAAAGAATTAATTGTTTGTTGATTGCTATCCACTGTTTGCTTAATCGTATTAGTTTTAACTGTCAGATCATTAAGTCCATGTTGAGTAGAGAAGTCACTTGTAGATAAGTTCCACCCTGTAGCACGGTCTCCCAACTCGACCTGAGGCATTCTGTAATAAATGTCACCATTATGGAATAATGCTAGTCTCATTACCCCTTTAACAATGCCTGTTGTAGTTGGCTTTAATGTTCTTACAATACGAGTCCATTTATTAGCTGTAAGGTCTGCAATTTCCCCTGTTGTAAGTGTTACATCTTGATATTGTACACGTGTACCAGAAGCATTGTAATACTCCATAATAAAAGCCATTTTTGCTTTTAAAGTAGCTATATTTGGAATTTTCATATAAACACTAAATGTATACTCTGTATTCAATGTAACAGGGAATTGTGACGAATAAGCACTTACAATATTGTTAGGGGCTGTTTCTGCTAAAGTAGTACGATTAATTCGAATTACTCCTGCACGTGACTCATCTGCCCAAGGTTCTTGGTAGCTTGTTAAAGAAGAATTTGTGTAAGTCCATCCTAAAGGGAGTCCTGTATCTCTTTGTAGAAAGTTTGAGTTGTAAACTAAGTTTGTCCCTACTATGCCCTTGCTCTCGATAGCTGTAATAGTAGTTGTAACACCATCCACACTTTGTTTCACCTCATATGTTGATTTGCTGAAGTCTGTTGGAACAGAACCTTTTTCTAGTTTAGCTTTCTTGAAACGGAACCTTTTCCCTTTAGATGCTTCATTTCTAGCAAAACGAATTCTAAATCCCCAGCCAGTAGCACGATCATCGATTTTAAACGTCCATGACTCCCGACGCCAGTCTTTAGCTGGCACAGGCTTTTGTACCGACTCGCTCCACAATCCGTTAATGTATTGAAATAAAATAAAATCTAAATGCACATCATTTTGAAGGTCTATAGATATTGTTATATCTTTCCCTTTTTCAAAGTCTCCCATCTTAGTGTTATCTAGATGAAATTGATAAAAGGCGTCTGTATGATCTTGACATTCGATTGCCACGTATTCGTCAGGCTGAACAAATGATGTAACTTTATTCAATAACGCGCCACCGATCATCCCGATTGTTTGAGGTCTTTCGTTTGGTCCTGTATTAATTAGCCAGTTTTCACCACCTACAGTACGAGCCTCAACCTGTTCTAACTTTATTGAGATTTTCCCAGCTTCTTCTTTAATGTCAGTTGTTGTTTTCTTAAGTTCATTTGTTGTTTGCTGCACATCATAAATTGTCTTTTTTGTACCTTCCACAGTTTGCTCTACTGTATTTAATTTATTGCTAATATCATTATCTTTTTTAGTTAACGATTCAATAGATTGCTTAAATTCATCTGCGGTTTGCTCTGATTTCGTCATACGTTCTGTAAGCTTTCCTTGTTCGCTTTGTATGTTAGAAACAGAAGTATTAATCCCTTTAATAGTCGTCTCAATTTCAACCGTCTTTTTAGTAAAATCAGTTGTTGTTACTTGATCTTCTGGTGCTGGTGTCCAGTCTGTCACTTTGTTTCCAATTTCTATTTTCGGTCTACCTACTTTTACATTGTCTCCGCCACATTGAATATACACTGCATTCTGTTCTACTTTTAAGATCTCTATATCTTTAATCCACACAGTCGTACTTATGATACCTTTAAAATTCATACCATCTGTTATTCTTAACCAAGCACCTAAATGTTGAATTGAATTATCGGAATATCGTATAGAAGGTTCAAAACCAACTCTATTAGATGGATTAACGCCAGTTTTTGCATTTTTAATTTCAACATAAACACTTAATGTAACCTGTTTTCCTTGTAAGTCTTTTAAATCATTTACAAATCTGAAACTTTGCATAGTACTAGGTGGTGATATAAATTTATCAGATTCAAGGACATAGTTTCTTCCACCGACATTTGTGTTATTAACAGTGGTTTCTAGTTCACTTAACTTTTGTTTAGTGCCATTTGCTGTTGTTTCAATTTCATTTGTTTTGTTTTGCAGTTTAGTTAAACCGTCATTTGTTTTCGTTAGCTCTGACCTTTCAGCTTTCTGTGTAAGAGCTTCATTCGTTTGGCCAATAGATGTATTAATATCCTTGAATTTCTGTACGTTCCCTTGTTTATCAGTTTCATAGATTTGTTTCCCTATGAAACCATCTTTAATTTCATCTTTCGTATAAACACCGGATTTATCAGCCTTATCTTTCAGCTGATTATCAATCCAGGTTTGATCCACTTTACCATTAACTTGCTTTTGAACCTCCACTATTTGTCCAGCTATCTCTTGCGCTTTACCTTCCACACTTTGAACCTTTTTATTTAACTCCGTTTTAGCTGTTTCAATCTCTTCCTTAACATCTTTAATACTTTGCTGTAATGGTCCTGTATCAGGGACGACAGGCTCCCACGCTGTGCCTGTCCATATTTTTAAAATACCAGGCTTACCATTGCTAATATCACGCCATAGTGTTTTATTTGGTTTGAGATTAGTAGTAGGTGGATTAGCTCCCTCTATGATATCTACAAGGTTTTGATCCATATAATCTTTAGTCTCTTCTGCTATATCCTTTGCCGCTTTACTTTCTTTTTGAGCTTGTTCGGCTGTACCCTTCGCTTCTTCTGCTAACTTTTCTAGTTGTTCTAATAGTTCTTTATTGGCTTTATTACCTAAAGAAATAAGTACTCTATTGTATAATTTCCGAATTTCTTCATTCGGATCAGTAATTTCACGATAATCACCAAATACATATTTATCTTGTGAAGGGTCTGTAAATGACTCATCTCCAGCGATTGCACGGGCTTCTAAATAAAGTTTCGGTGTAAATCCTGTATCTTTTATTCGGATTGTATCCCCCTCATTAATCAGCTCATGAGCTAGTCCAAATACCCGACCGATACTTTGTGCATTTACTTCATAAGAAACATATGTATTAACGCGTTTCTTTATCTCTGTTTTCATAAGAGTCATTAAACGTTGTGGTGTTATATCTTGCTCTGTCTCCGGTGTATAGAATCCGAATTTATGTTGTCCTCGTTCATTCCATCGCTGAAATGCATCATTGTCTACAAGATAAGGAACCCCATTATTAATACTAGAGATGGTTATAAAGTCTCCACCTTCTTTTTTTACGAACCCTAATAGGGCTGTACAGATGTTTTGGGAATTCTCAATTCGTTTGATACCCATCAAATCTTTACCAAGAGTTACTTCTTTGCCTGTATCACGTCCTCGCTTTTTCACCATATCTACATAACGACCAACAATTTGAGATCCTACAACTTCCGCGCGATATTGAATTTCTAAATCGAATAAGGAAGCAATGTCTTTTAAAAATTTCAGTGGATCTATGAATTCATCAATCGTCATAGTGTGGAAGCCAGCGTATTCTGTTTTCCCCCTTTTCCACTTCGTACCCACAAGAGCTATATCGATAAACTCATTGACTGTTTTACCTACAAGCTTCTGTGGATTGATAACGCCAGCTTTCGCGAGTTGAATCCATTCACCAGATGCATAAGCAATGACTGATCTATCATCTGAATCTTTTTCAGCTTCAGTAATTACATATGGAACAATTCGACCATCACGAACTTCTTTTAAAACTAAATTTTGTTGCATGAGTGTAGCTGCATGATCTGTATTATCAAATACTTTAAACTCTAAAGTATCTATGTTATTTTTCATCTCCCAATGTCGCTTATCGTCCCAATAATCTTTTGGTTGTATATTGGAAACGATTTGACTCGTTTTAAAATCAACAACATGTAAAATTCCGCTTGGTGTCCTCATCTAAATCGCTCCCTATACGTTACTTTGGCTGTTCCGACAGTGGAAGGCATGATTTCTAGTTTATTAGAACTCTTATGAATAACAGGATAGTCACTAAATATATCTTTTAGATTAATAGCACTTTTACCATTTATCGTTACAAGACTTCGCTCAGTATCAATAACTACTTTGTCACCAACATCAAAGATATAAGGCGGATTATTTTGTGTATTCATGTTAACCTTCCAAATTTTCAAATCGTCAATAGACATTTCCGAACAAAACATGTTATTAGAGAATTGAGAAATACTGATTTGTACTTGAGTAACTTTATTCATATTGACGTTATTTTCATCGAACCATACAACAAATCTTTCAGCATCATCAATTTCCGTACCTAAAATAAATTTAGAAATATACGCTTCCCATCTGTTTCCAGTTCTAGCAAGCCATAAACGACCTCTAAAATTTGTCCAAGTGTCTGGGTGATCTCCATGTTCATTAATAAATACCTGTCCACCTGGTTTTTTACTATTACCAACAGAAGCGAATCCGCTGTTTTGCTCGGCTTCCCATTGAACATCGCTCATCGATATACGAGCTACATAATCGCTATTTTCATCAAGAAGACCTATTTCCACACGTCCCATTTGATCCCAATGATGACTATTAATACGTACATAGGCTTGCATGATGAAATCCTGTAAAGGTCCTTGTGGAATATTCTTTTTGGCTATGCAACCATGCCATCCTTTTACTGTAGGTTCACCTAGATATTCAGCCATAAAACGATATCCATCTGATTTAAACTTTCCTCCACCAGTCATATCTTCTGTTTTAGGAACATCTGTCCATCCTATGGTTGTCCCCATTTCGTCCCATAACACACGTTGATTTCTTTCCACTGGAACCTGGTCTGCTTTCAATGGGTATCCAATGCGAAAATAATCCGTTCCATTCCATACATCAAGAAATGTGGAAGGCTTCGTTACTTCAACTTCTATAATTGGGTTAGATTCGACGCTTCCTTTGTTTTGCACATTTGCTATTAACCCACGCCCATCCATTTCAAATTCTAATGTTTTAGTAGGCCCTAACTTATATGGCATTGGACAAACAAAATTCAAAGTACCTTTACCTAAAGTAATAAAATCCTCAGGATCAAAATCTTCATCAATAACCGCCAGGTATGTCCTATCAGGTGTTACATCAAAGACTAATTCAACAGGTTTTTCTGTAATTAACCACTCTGCTATTTCTTCTTTTAATGTTTCTAGGTCAGATCCATCGGGAACAATAATTCCGACTGGAACAGGTAAAACTCGCATTTCAGTTTCTGTCGTTAATAATCTTGCACCTGGATAACCTGGAAAACTTAGAAATTTCCTTTTTAACGGCGCCCACGCTGGTCTTTTCCATCCCTTTTCTATTTGAACAAAATCCTTACGTATATTGTTAAATGAAAAAGAACTCATACTGTCACCCCATTTCTTTATAAAGTAAAAGAAACCCAAACCTAAAAGTCCAAGTTTCTTTTTGCTTCTCTTTCTTGATATTCGGTTGTATAGCGATAAGTACCGCGTGCCACGTCTCTTCCTTCTAAATTAACAGGTACTTCAATAACTAAATCCCCACCAAGCATTGGAATGACTCCACCGCCAGATGATCCTGAAGAATAATTAATCACTTGATTCGCAACACTAGCTGCCATAGCTTGTCTACTATTTGACATATTTCCATACACACCACTCATAACACTCTTTAACCCTGATAATTGACTCATTGAACTAGCCATCATCCGGCTCATATCACTCATTAGTTGATTCATAGTTCCAGTGATACCGAGGGATCTTTCTTTTGAAGATAACGGCGTAACTGTAATTGAATTCCCCCTCTTAGTAAAGAGCTCAGGACCAGCTTCACCAGTTATGAAAGAGCCATCACCGACAGGCTTTCCGCCTTTAGCAAGCATAGGTACATGTGGAATAGTCGGCGCGCTAACTCCTGGTATATTGTTTAATAATTCTGCTGGTGTATTAAAGCCATCTATAAATTTATTTATGATACGAATAATTCCATTGATAGCTGTACGAATACCACTTTTAATACCATCCCAAACGCCTAATACTGCTGATTTCATGCCTTCAAATGCTCCACTAACAGCATTTGTTACCCAACGAACAGGAGTCATAATGGCTTCTTTTAATCCATTCCAGACAGAAGATGCGGTTGACTTTATACCTTCCCAAATGTTTGAAAGTGTAGATTTAATTCCATTCCAAATACTACTGCTTGTGCTACTAATCATGTTCCAAACCGTTGAAATGGCTTCTTTGATGCTATTGAATACAGAACTCGCTGTAGAAACAATTGCGTTCCATAAGCTAGATAGATAGCTTTTAATCGTATTCCATACTGCACTTGTTGTGGAACTAATCGTATTCCATGTATTCACAATCCAATCTTTTATTGAGGTGAATATTGGCGTTACAAAAGCTACTAGCCCGTTCCAGCATGATTGTAAGAAATTCTTAACAGCATTCCATACAGACATTGTTGCTGAACTGATCGTATCCCAAACGGTTGTAACTGTATTTTTAATCCACTCAAATACAGTTGTCGCAATTGAAACTATTCCATTCCAACAAGTCGTTAAGAAATTTGTAAGTGCATCCCACACCGCTGTAGCTTTTTCTTTAATAGATTCCCATACCGAAGCTAAAAACTCTCGTATAGACTCGAAAATTGGAGTGGCGAAATATAAAATAGCCGTCCAAATTGCTTGTAAGTATTGAGTGATAAAATCCCATACAGTTTGAATTACTGTGGAAATACCGTTCCAAATCATAGAGAAGAAATCAGCAATTCCTTGTAAAATTGGCGTGATAAAAGCTACTAATCCATTCCAGGTCTCTTGGAAGAACTCACTAATTACCGTCCACACTTCCGAAGTGGTTTGGCTGATACTATTCCAAACCTCTGATAGTGTTTCAACTACTCCATCCCAAATTCCAGTCAAATACTCTACAATAGAATTCCAAGTTTCTGTAGTAGTTTCAACGATAGAATTCCATATTTCAGATAAGGACTCAACTATCCCATTCCATAGCTCTATTAAATATTCTTTAATCGAATTCCAAACTTCCGATGTAGATTCACTAATACTATTCCAGGTTTCACTTGCCCATTGTACAATTCCATCCCATATTCCTACTAAGAATTCTCCAATTGCATTCCAGGCATCAATGGTCCATTGTTTTATAGAATCCCAATTCTCATAAATAAGGACACCCAAAGCAACTACAGCCGCTACAACTACGGCGATTAATGCTACCCATCCCATCATTGCAGCCCCTATACTCGATATAACGACGACTATAGGCATTAAAGCCATAAATGCTCCCGAAATCACACCAATTGCAACAGCAATCGCTGTTAACGTTGCTGCTAATTCAGGATTATTTGAAATCCATTCAGCAAATTTAGAAACAAGATCTGCTATAACTTCAAGAACAGGCTGGAGAGCAACTTGTAAATCTTGCATTGCTTGTTGAAATTTAACCGCTGGAGATGCATCTATTTTAGAAGTTGCGCCATGTAAATCCTCTACTCCTTTTTTTAAATCAACTTGTTTGCCTTCTGCTTTCAAAATGGTGTCGATGATTTTCTTTCCTTGGTCTTCCCAAAGAGTACCGAACATTTTCGTGCCAAGTGCATTTCTGTCTGTTGCATTTTCAACACCAGCTAAAGCCTTGGTTGCTTCAAGCATAGCTTTTTGTCCATTTTCACCGCCACCAGCGATTGCCTGCCCCCATTTTTCAAACTGATCCGCCGAAATTTTCGTTTTATCTAAAACCTCTTGCATAGATTTATCTACACCCGCACCAAATTCGGCCATTTTGATACGCCCTTCTTTTACACCCGATATGTTCAACAGGGTGCGCAACATCCTGCCAGTTCTCTTATGAACTTCTGTATATCACTATACAGACCAGACTATATCATCATCTTTTATATAAGATGCTCCCCATTTCGGATGTCATTGGCTTACACCCTACGCTTTTCAGCTAGTCGTTGCACGTTCCTTCGTTAAAGGCTTCGCTCAGTATTGTCTCTTTTGAGATTTCCACTGAATTAAAGGAGTTTTCTATGAATGTCGCCACTCATAGGGACAATCTTTCATCCAATAGGTTGTCTATATTCCAACTTTTAGTATCGACTCCTGCAGACATGATTCCTTGAACTTCTTTAGCCGAAAATCCAGCTTGAATCATCTGATCCCCATATTCAGCAATAATATCTAATTGTTCTGGTGGAAATCCTGTTTTTAATAATGTATTAACTAGTCCCAATGCTTCCTCGTTAGTAATACCTAACGTTGCACCAATCTCATTGGTTTCTTGTATAAGTTCATTAAAATCAATTCCAGCGTAGGATGCTGCAATAGTCGCCGCTCCTTTAACTACAGCGGCATTTGTTTCATCAGAAGCATCTTTATTCAATGCCCATTGTCTGCGAACTCCTTCTAATGCCTCTTCAGCATCGACACCATAAGTAGTAACACCTCTAATAGCTTCTTCTACTGATTTTTTCGAAGACTCTGGAACATCAAAAGTGATATCAATTTTTGTTTGTAGGCTCGACATATCCATCGCTTTTTCAACTGCTGCTGCGATTCCCCCACCAGCTGCCAATCCACCAATGACGTTTTCAAGTCCTACTTTGAGTCCTTCAAACTTCTTCTCTGTTCTTTCGGCTTCTTGTTGCAAATCCCTTAACTCGTTTCGAACTTGTTGAATTGAATTTCCGGCATCCACGGATCGAAGAGCACGTTGTAATTTTTCAATGTCAGCTTCTGTTCCTAATGCTTCCCGTCCAATAATTCCAATTGCTTGTTCTAACTGTTTACTTGTTGCTGTACCGTTTCTAATTGCATTTACAAGACGATTACCTAATGCGCCTGCAAAATCATCAACGCTTTTTCCTGTAGCACTAAATAACGTTTCTAATTGTCGCGTTGAACTTGCCACATTTTCTTGCTCAGCTTTCATATTACTGAGCTTATTTTTCAAACCATCAAGTGACCCTTGTGTAAATTCAATTTCACGCCTAAATGCGCGATACTGTTCTTCGGAAATTTTTCCATTTTGAAATTGTGCTTGGACTTGTTGCTCCGCTTCCTTTAATTTATCTAACTTTTTTGTGGTGTTTTCAATTTGCTGAGTCAGTAACTGTTGCTTTTGGGCTAAAGCTTCAAAATTACCTGGATCAAATTTTAATAATCGCTCAACATCTTTAAGCTCTTTGGTTAAATCATTGCTACGCTTATTAACATCTTTTAACGCATTTTGAAGTCCAGTGGTTTCACCACCAATTTCAATCGTAATCCCTTTAATTCTTCCTCCTGCCATCATCTCACCCCTTCCTTAGAACGAATCGAAGTCTTTTTGATTTGCTTTACGAGTTTTTTCTTTATCTGGATTCTCCATTTCAGCAAATTCAGCAATGTAATCAAAGCAATCACCAATTGTCATTACTTCTAAATCCCAACTCGTTAATTTCGCTTTATAACAAAGAGCAAGGAACAAATCAGTGGTGAATTCTTCATCACTGAAAGTCCCTTGCTTTTCATTACTTTTCTTTAGTTTTTTTTTGCTCCCATTGTACTTTCAATCATATCGTTAATCTCCGGAATGATTTCATAAATAGGGAACTCTTCAAATCCGTCTAACCATGTAATTGGATCCGGAAGATTCGGATCAGCGGTTTTAGCATATAACCAAACTAAATCATAAATAACTTCAAAATCTATTTTCTTTAAATCTACATTTGAGAGGTCAATTGAAGGCTGAGAACCATCTTGTGGTGTAAATGTACCAATAGCTCCTAAAGCCATCATATCCGCAAACAAATCACGTCTAAATTGCGCTTTATAACGCTTAACAGTTGCTGCTGTACTTTTCAGTCGAACTTGCTTACCGTCTATTACAATTGTTTTTTCCATCTCATTACACTCCTTTTGGTGCTGTTGGTGTTTTCACATAGACCTTTTTGTACCAATTATCATGAATTTCCGATGTAGTTTTAGAAGTTGTCTTTGTCTTAACCATTGGTCTACCACCAGTTGCTAGAATAATTGGGCTTGCAACGAATTTAAGCTCGTTTGTATTCGGTTCAGCTGAATTCGTTTTTGATTTTGATGAAATATTAGGGCGACTCGCTGAACAGTTATACATAACATGACGGGTTGCTTTCACATCACCATCAAACTCAAATAACAGTGCGAATGGTTTCCCTTTTGCATCAGCCAACTCATTTAATACACCATCTGTCTCATCTAATTGTTCACCTAATGCATCAATTGCAAATTGCTCCGGAAGGAGTGCAATATTCAACGTTCCTTCATAACCTTGGTTATTATCAGCTGAGTAATAAAGCATATCGTCAGCATAGAATTCAATTAAATCACCGCGTGGTTCATTTGTTAGTTCAACCGCACCAGGCATTGGAATTGGTGTTCCAAATGTAACTACCCCATCTTTTGTTTCATATGTTGCATAATGGACATTTTTCAATCCAAAACTTACTTTGTTCTCACTCATTTATAGCAACCTCGTTTCATAATTTTTTTGAAATAGGTTTTCAGTTTCAATAAAAACCTCATAGGATTCATAAGGAATCTCATAATTGTCTAGGATTTTTTCAAGATTTGCTTCAGCAACTAAATCTTTTTTATTTGTATAAAGCTCGATACTTAAGTTATTTATCTTGTGATATACCTTGTTATCAGCCATTAAATTTGCTGATCCGTCCACAAGAAAACAAATATAAGGTGGCGCTGGAACCGGATTAGTTGGCGTTGCTGTGAAATGTGAATAAGCCACAGGATAACCTGTAGCATCAAGGATTTTCTTTAATTCACCTAATGTCATTGTTGAATCGCCCTTTCGACACGTTCAATTAGTTCATTTATCGCTTTTTCTTCTGCCGGAGCAATGTGAACCTTAGCTGCTACACGGCCACCATTTGCTTTAGCATGTCCCTTTTCCAATAAATGTGTAAGTTGTGGTTTCAGTGCATTATAAACAATGATCGCACTGCCATCCTTCTTTTTCCGCCAGCCTTTACCATACTTCCCTGTTTTCTTAGGACTTTTTTGTTTCAATTCATTAACAAGATCAGTCGCAACCTTTTCTTTAGCATCTTCTATATCTTCTTCTACTAGGTTAGCGTATCTTTGCAATTCCCTAGCAATATCACTTGCAAGTGTATCAATATTAGACACCTGCTTTCACCTCACAATAAAGTTCAATCTTCTCATCGTCTCTTTCATATGTGCGGTAAATGCTATATTCTTTATCTCGATACTTCACTTTTCGTTCATCTTGGTAATCCCAGACATGAACAATCAATATATGACTAGCCTTGATGTTACTTTGTCCAGCCTGAAAGAATTCTGATTGAGGAACTGATTTTTTCTTGCAAAATACCTGTTTACTAAATACTTCATTTTCCTCAACTTGTCCTAGTTCATCTTTAGTAATTGTTATTACTGGGAATAGTAAAATATCATTCATTTATAGTCACCCGCTAAAGTTAGATGATTCTTAAGCATGTTATAAGATGCTAAAAAACGTTCTGCCTCTTTTGCGTCTGAAATAAAATTAGCTTTTACATACGTAATAACTGCTCTTTTAATTAGAGGATCATTATCATCATTTGCCTTAAGATGAGAAACACCAGATAACTTCAAATCATATCGAGATGCTTCAATTAAATCTTCAAGTTCATCATCAAGAGCATTATGTGAGATACGTACCGCTTTCTTCACAACATCAATCATCATATTCATTCACCAACTTGCTCTAGCTGTTTTAAAGCTTTCATAGCAGCATCTTTACCTTTAATCTTTTCGCCATTTGGAAGTTCGTAATACCCTCCCCCAACATGAACCGGTCCTTTTAAATCTTCTTGTTTATCTATAATTAGTTCCTTATTCAAGAAACCTTCATCTTGTAAATACATTACACGTTCTGCGTCATTTGATTCATATGAATCTGCAACACTATAATGAATGAAAGTGAACTTATCTCGAAAAGCTCTTTTTACAACATATTTATTCAACGGTTTCCCACTCACTGTTAAACCTCCTTATACCATAAAGAAAAGCGACTATTATACAGTAGCCGCTTTCTTCACTCGTAAGAATCCATTTTTAGAAATTACGTTACCACCTGCAAAAACAGAACCTCTATGAGCAATCATACCTTGCTTGAATTTAAAGTCTGTAGATCGTTGAACGTCCATATCTGAGAAAATAGTAAGTTGATAGTTTGATAAAGGACCATATGCCATGTTGTATTGTCCTGCTGTCGTTTTAGCATCAGAAACAGCCTTACAAGCACTATTAATAATGAATGGTACCCCATCAATTGTTCCTGAATTACCTTGTGATACTACGTTATATACTTTTTTACCATCAGATGTACGAAGCTTAGCAAATGCTTTTAAGTCTAGTTTATTTAAAATCAATACTGCTGCATCTTCTACGTCTTCATCTCCACCATAGCTATAAATAATTTCATCCAATGTAGATGCATCAATTGCTGAAATTTCTAAATCGGTTGCTGAATCAATTGCCGTAGCTGCTGCCGAGAAAATACCAGCAAGTCGATTCGTCGCACCTGTACCAATTAAAATTTCACGAGTTAACTTTTTACGAGTAGCTACTGTGATCCCCTTCATTACTTCAGCATCATAATCAGCTGCTGGTAATTTCTGAAGCTCTTCTGTGTCCTCTGAATAAGCTGTAACTTTTGCTTTCGTGATATCTGCATATCCAAACGTTGTTTCTGATGTATTGTAGTCATTACCTTCAGTTGTGTAATCACCTTCTCCATAACTTTTAATATACGGCTGTTGGTAACTCTCTCCACCTTTTAAAGTTTTAGAAGAAACGCGATCAATCAGTGTAGACACTTCATTGAAAGTTGGACGAATATCCGTTGCACTTTGCTTAGGTAAAACTACATTACCACTTCCAACTGTAACTGCACGGTTTTCCATTAGAGCTTGTCCACGTTTTTCAGAAGTCTCTAATTCTACATCTTGTTTCTGAGGTTCATTGTTAAATGTTTCAACTGTACGAATTTCAGGCATTTGATTATTATTAATCTCCTCTGCTTCTTTTAATAACCTTTGGCGTGTTTCAATTTGTTTTTGTGTTTCTTCAAGATCTCGTAATTCTGTTTCTAATGCTGCTAAATCTACTTCCTTATCGCTTTGTAACATTGAGCGAATTTCTGATTTCCTAGTTAAAATTTCTTGTAATGTTTTCAAATGAATCTCTCCCTTATAAATATGTTTTTAAAATTAGTTTTTTACGTAATTCTTTTTGATTGCGTTCCTTCACAAATTGTTTATATGGGTCATGACTTCTAGCTGAAACTTGCGAATCAGGATAAGCTGGGAAAGCTACTGGACTAATCTCTAGTAACTTAGCTTTTGTTACACTACGAACTACATTGTCCGGATCTGATTCATCCCATTCTTCTTTGACCATTTGGAACCCAAAGGAAACACCGTCTACATCACCGCGTTTAATCGTCTCATATGTGTCATTTCCGAGTGTTGTATTGGCTAAGTCTAGTTCAAACCTTAGTCCAATCTCATCTTCAAATAAACGAAGAGTACCATTTTTAGTTCTTCCTAACACTTGTGATGTATCATGGCTCCATAAAGCTAATTGATCATCTTGAGTCAAGGACTCTGTGAAAGCTCCTTTTTTAAACTGCTCTTTAAATCGTTGCCAATAGCCCATTGTTACAGATTTCATTTCCCATTTAACTGCATAACCAGAAATTGTTCGAAGGCCATTTTCTAATTCCCTAATTTCAAGAGCACTACTCAGTAGTTCCCTCTTTTCCGTCTTGTTCATTGTCATCACCTCCTTCATCAGTGACATTTCCTTCTTTAACTAAAGCTGTATCTAATCTTCTAATCGGCTTAGATCCACCTTCAATTGGTCCAAGTGAAAGAATTGAACGCCATTCATTTGGTGTCATAGCTCCTCTATCAACCATTTGAACTAAGTCCATCTTTGTACTTAAAGAAGCGTATTGAAGTGAAGATGATTCAAAGATAATCTTGTTACCAAATCCCCTTTCTCGACGTGAAAAAAGCTTCCTGGTATATTCCCCAGCAAGCTGCATTGCAAATGGCTCAATTTCTGATTCATAATAAGCTGTCCATTCATCCTCGTTGTATTTACTTTGGATAATCTTTTCGTTTGTATTAAAGAAATTATAAATACGTTGTACGGTTTCTTGCATCTGCTTTGAATCTGGTACAAACGCTTCAGGTTTTACTTGTTCTAAATCATATCGCGGATCAGAAGAAGCTGCTCCACCATCATTTGAGATATTCAAATAGTTATTCACAAAGTTTTTGACCTGACTATCAATATCTTCTTGCTTTAGTACTGATTTAAACTTAAGAATCCACTTTACTACCGCACTATTTTTAATTGCTTTAACAATACCTTGATCAGTAGTTGTAACAATCTCCATTAACTGCGCTAATGCATTACCAGGATGTTCTCCAAAAAAGTCATTATCATTAAAATCTTTACGCAAATGAATGATATCTGTATACGGAATCGTCATCTGCTTACCATTTTTAAAATAAAACTTTAAAAAGATGTCTCCCTGTGCACCTTCTACAACTTCAACTGTTGTACATGGAATAGGATAAATCTCAATAGGATAACCAAAATCATCACGCTTAATATAAGCGAATGCATTATGATTCAACTCTAATTGAACAGCCATTTTCTCTTGAAACATTTGTCCTGTCATCAATGGATTAGGCTCTTCCAGTAAAAATCTCATATAGGAATCTGGATTCACCTTAAATTCAGTAGAGTTATCTCGTATATGCTTGGCTATGAGCTTACCAACCGCTTTCGCTTTAGGACGTATACAAGCTCGTATAATGTCACTTTGATAGATGTCCCCATTCCACGCAAAAAAACCTCCACCACTATCGTTTATCATTTCAAAACGAGTTGTAGTAGGAGCCTGTTTCTTTCCAAATATCTTATCAAATAACCCCAAATTCTCACCTCCTTCTTAAATTAAAATAAAAAGTCGACTAATTAGTCGACTTTAATTTTTCGTATTCTTTTAGGTACATCCATTTGTAACCATACGTCTTTTTTGTCAAACCTCTACAAGCCTTACTTATCGCACTCTTGTGACATCCTATTTCTTTTGCGGCTAACTCTGCACTTCTATATAAATTTAATATATTAAACTCATCATCTAGCATTACAACTTGCTTAGTTTCTCTTGCGTATGGTTTTACGTCTTCTGTATACGAAATGTTGTAACCGTACGCTTGTTTAGTTTTACCATTAACGCATTGGGACACATTTACAAAAACGTTTCTCCATATTATACCTTTTATTTTAGATATCCACCTTGCACATTCAGAAATACTTTCAAACTTATGTATCTCCTTTCCGTCATGCAAATAAACCTCTTTCCTTTTTAAAGCGATTGTTTTAGAAATTATGTATTCTCTATATTCTTCGTTTTTCCAACGTTCCTTACTACATTTTTTATTTTTTTCTTTAACATCTTCTCGTTCTCGAATATCATTCAAAACCTGTATAATTTGTGGAACACGTTTTTTTCTATAGTCATCATTTCCCCATATTTTTTTCATGTTCTCACTAACTATTTTCTTATACTCAGGTGAATTTTGTGTTTCTTTTCTTTTCCGCTCCGCTTCCTCAGTATGCGAACTAGCGATAAGACGTCGTTTTTCTTCATAGCTCATATTAGACCACATTTTTTTAGCTGTTTTGCTCGATAATTCTTTTCTTTTAGGACTACTCATTATTTTTCTATGCTTTAATTTCACTTTTTCGTTATCCATAGGATTTTCCACTGGACGTATCATATTGTATTCTGGTTCCAATTTATCGTAATAATATTGCTCTCTCTCAATAAGTTTATCCTTTGCACACCGTTCTAAAATTTCTATCTTAAAATTTTCTTCGCCGTGTTTCTTTATAGCATTATGGATTATAGTATTCCGATTAATTGTCCTATGTTTAAACCACCTGTTTTTTATATTGATACTACTTCCTACATAAGTTTTACCATTAACAAGATTAGTAATTTTGTAAATCCCACTAATTTCATCCATAATAAATACACCCTCCACAGTGTTTTTTCTCCGATTTATTTTCAAAAGGGAAATAAGGTTGGAGTACCTTACTTATCAAAAAGGCTCATGACTTCCTTTTCTATCCCTAACACAATTAAATCATATTATGGTAATCATTCCACTTATCTTGCAATATTACATAAGCGTTTAGTAAGGCAGCCGTACCGTCAATTCTTCGTCTCTGATTACTAGTTTTACAAGGTTGTATATTCAAGTTTTTATCTATTTCTATAGCTGTATTTGAAAGGCACCACTTGGTAATAGGGTTATTGTTGTAATTGATGATTTTAGATTCCAAATCTGCCCCAAGCTTTCTCATTGGGGCGGACAAAGTACGTTTTCCTTGAATTACAGGAATAGTCGCTTCCGATCCAAATTCATTTTTTAAATCTTCAACAAAATATTTTGCCGACCAACTATCGTACCCTATCCAAGGTAAGTACAGCCCATGTTCTTCTCTCAATTCCACTAACCAATCTACAATAAATTTATAATGTATTGAGTTACCAGGTGTAGTTCTCAATAGCTCCATATCTCTCCATGTTGAGTATGGGATTTTATCTTCATTGGTTCTCTGTTCTAATAAATCCTCTGGCAACCAATACATATGTTTAGCATAAATTGTCTCGTCATTAGGAACTTTAAAAATTACACAAGCAGAAGTTAAGTCAGTTGTACTACTTAAATCGACTCCACAAATACCGTATTTAGGTTTTAATTCTGCAATTTCATAATTAGCAATATTATTTAGTTGTTCAAAAGTCAACCATGCCTCTGTTGACGTTTCTCTTATATTAAAATCTTTAGTGAGTAAGTTCTTTACCAACAAAGAATTTGCTTTCGCCTTGTTTACTTTTGTTTCAAGTTGGTCCACTTTTTTTATCGTGCCAAGCCCAGGATTGGCTTTCTTCCACTTTGATGGGTCAGTCCATTCCTCTCGTTTATCCAACTCATAGATTATAGGTAAAAAACGATCATCTTTATATCCATCCGGATCATCAAGTCCATTTAACAACATTTCTGCTTCTTCATACTTCATATCATACACTGACTCTCGGACAGTCCCTGCTGTTGTAATCATAAATATCATTGGCTGTTCTCGTGAAGACGTACCATCTACAATAACATCATACAAATTTTTATCTTTCCAAGCATGAATTTCATCCATCATAGCACCATGTACGTTAAGTCCATCTAAAGTTTCACT